AGATACATACATAATGGACCCCGTAGAAAAAAGAGGATTTGATGGAAACCTTTGGGTATGGGAGCATCCAAATTACAATAGAGCATATATGGTAGTTGCCGACGTTGCTAGAGGTGATGGCTCGGATTTTTCAACCGCACAAGTATTAGATATTGAAGATTGTTCTCAAGTTGCAGAATATAGAGGTAAAATTGAAACAAAAGATTTTGGAAACTTTTTAGTTGGATTAGCAACCGAATATAATAATGCACTTTTAGTTGTGGAAAACTCAAACGTAGGATGGTCTACAATTCAACAATGTATTGATAGAGGATATGGAAATTTATTTTATATGAGTGTTGATTTAAAATATATCGATGTTCAAAAACAAATGAGTAATAAATTTTATAGAGATGAAAAGAAAATGGTTGCAGGATTTTCAACTACTTCTAAAACTCGTCCTTTAATTATATCCACATTAGATACATACATAAATGAAAAAGAAATCCTAATTCGTTCAAATAGATTAATAGATGAATTGTTTACTTTTATTTGGAATGCAGGAAGAGCAGAAGCAATGAAGGGATATAATGATGACCTTTCAATGGCACTTGCAATTGGATTATGGGTTAGAAATACCGCATTGAGATTAAAGCAAGAAGGTATGGATTTGACAAAAACAATGTTAAATTCAACGCAAGTTACTCAATATTCTGGTATTATGTCAACAGGTCATTTAAAACAAAACCCATATGAAATGGATTTGGGTAAAAAAGGAACTGAAAATTTACATTGGTTATTAGGATAATTTTATATTTATAAGTTGATATGATAAGATTAATTGACCTTTTAGATGAAGACCTTAGAAAATGGTTTGGTAAAGGAAAGTGGGGTGGAAAAGGTGGAGGCGGATGGGATAGATATAATTCTAGTGGTGAAAGAGTTGGTAAGTGTGGAGATGGAGAAGAAGGAGATGCATATGCGGCTTGTTTATCATCTGCAGCAGCATCCAAATTAGGAAAGAAAGGTAGAGCAAGTTTTGTAAAAAGAAAAAGAGCAAAACAGAATGATAAAGGTAGGGGTGATAAAGGAGATGGAGGAAAAGGAAAAGCACCTGTAAGAGTGAGTTGGGATAAAAAGGGAAGTGATAAAAAATATAATCCACCTAGTTAATATGAACGAAAAGTGGACACAAAAATATAAAAGCTCAATTGATTGTGATAACCCAAAAGGATTCAGTCAAAAAGCACATTGTCAAGGAAGAAAAAAAAATGAAATGACAACAGAACAAAAATTAAATTTATTCTTAGAAAAGAATTGTCCAACTGACCCAGCAAAATGGTCAGCATCTAAATCTGCAGCAAAAGCTAAATTTGATGTATATCCATCAGCGTATGCAAATGGATGGGCTGCAAAAAACTACAAAGAAAAAGGTGGTGGATGGAAAGCTTGCAGTGAAAGTATAGAATTGAATGAGGGATGCTGGGATGGGTATCAGCAAATAGGAATGAAAGAAAAAAATGGTAAAATGGTTCCAAATTGTGTACCTGTAAAAGAAAATATTAAAGATATGAAATTAGTTAGTTTATTGCCTGTAAATGTTTATAATGAAGATAATCATTTACCAAATCATCCTGAAAGAAGAGATGATGATAGTGAAATAAATTACGGCACAGTTGAGCCGGATGAATATGATGTAGAAGATGAAGATATGGAAGATTTTATTTCATTTATGAGAGCATACGCAAAGGAATTAAATGAAGCAAGTTGTCCATGTGTATTTGAAGCAGAATATCAGGGTAGAGAAGTTAAGTTAGGTAAACCAATGCAAGGTGATGTAAAGAAATTTAAAGTTTATGTAAAAAATCCTGCAGGTAATGTAGTTAAAGTAAACTTTGGTGACCCTAATATGAGAATTAAAAAATCAAACCCAGATAGAAGAAGAAGTTTTAGAGCAAGACACAATTGCGATAATCCAGGCCCAAGACATAAGGCAAGATATTGGAGTTGTAGAAAATGGTAATTTGGTAATTACGGATTTTTTTCGTATATTATAAAAAATTTTATATAAATGGCAGATAAATCAATATTTAGTAGGTTACAAAAATTATTTTCAACAAACACCATTGTTAGAAAAACACAAGATGGTGTGAAAGTAATTGATACGGATGAGTATCAAAATATGACCACAAACTTAGTTGACCGTTTCATGAAAATGAAAGTGACAAACTATGGAACAGGTACAACACAATCATCTTTAGCATATCAACAAGTTAGAATTGACTTGTTTAGAGATTATGATTCAATGGATACTGACCCAATATTATCATCAGCATTAAATACATATGCGGATGAGTGTACCGCTAGAAATGAATTGGGGAATGTATTAAAAATTCATCATGAGGATGATAACATAAAACAAATCCTTGAAAATCTATTTTACGATATAATGAACATAGAATTTAATCTATGGCCATGGACTAGAAACTTAGTTAAGTATGGTGATTTATTTTTACAATTAGAGATAGCAGACGAATTGGGAATTGTTAATGTAATGCCATTATCTAATTACGAAGTTAGTAGAGTTGCATTTTCGTTTAAATAACGACTCTAACTTCTTACCATATGGTAAATCTATGTTAGAAGGTGCAAGAAGAGTTTGGAAACAATTGATGTTGATGGAAGATGCTATGTTGATTCACAGAGTAATGAGAGCACCTGAAAAGAGAATATTTAAAATTGATGTTGGTAATATTCCACCAAACGAAGTGGATAACTACATGCAAAAAATTATCAATGCATCTAAAAAAGTTCCATTTGTTGATGAAAGAACAGGTGAATATAATTTAAAATATAATATTCAAAACTTAATAGAGGATTTTTATATGCCGGTTCGTGGTAATGATAATGGAACCGCAATAGATACTCTAAAAGGTTTGGAGTATAATATGATTGATGATATTAATTATTTAAAAAATAAGTTAATGTCAGCATTACAAATTCCAAAAGCATATTTAGGATACGAAGAAGATACAAATGGTAAAGCAACTCTTGCAGCAATGGATGTTAGATTTGCAAAAACTATTGAAAGAATACAAAGAGTTATTGTTTCCGAATTAACAAAAATTGCAATTGTTCACTTATATGCTCAAGGTATAAACGATGATAAATTAACAAATTTTACATTAGAATTAACTATTCCATCTAAAATCTATGAGCAAGAAAAAGTTGAATTATACACTTCAAAAGTTGCATTAATTCAATCAATGCAACAAACAAAAATGGTTTCTAAAAAATGGATGTATGAAACTATTTTAGGAATGGCAGAAGATGAGCAAGATGCAGAAACATTGGGAGTATTAGAAGATACAAAACAACAATTCCGTTTAACTTCAATTGAAACACAAGGTGTAGACCCTGCTAAAGAAACAGGAGTTGAACAACCTACGAATGTAGAAGAAGAATTAAATAGATTAAAATCTGAATTAGAAGAAGAAGGAAAAATTGGTAGACCTAAAGACCCTGTTAGATATGGTAAAGATGACCATCCTGAAGGAAGAGACCCGTTAGGAATAAAAACTCTTAAACAAAAAGAAGGTTCTGTAAAATATAAACCAAGAGATTCATATTTAGAAATTTTCAAAGATATGAATGGAAATAAAAAGAAGATTTTGACAGAAGATTTAACAAAAGAGTAATAAACCGATAATTGAATATATTTATATCAGAATAATTATACAATTTAATGAAAAAAATTAAACATTCGAAATTTAAAAATACGGGATTCATATTTGAATTATTAGTTAGACAAATCACCGCAGAAGTAATGTCAGCTAATAAATCCGTAGCAGAAAAAATCTTAAAAGAATATTTTAATGCAAAGAAAGAATTATCTAAAGAATTAAAATTATACCAATATTTAATTAACGAAAAATATAATTCGGAATCAAAAGCTGAACAATTTATCAATACAATTTTGGAAGCTAGAAAAAGATTAGATGAAAAAAAGCTTACAAAAGAAAAATATAATCTTATTAAAGAGATTAAAGAAACTTACAATTTAGATGAGTTTATTAAATCTCCAATTTCAAATTATAAAACATTAGCATCTATTTATAAAATATTTGAAACTGTTATTACAGATGAACAATACGAACCAACCGATATAGTTTCATCTAGATTTACAATTACGGAAAATATTATCAATACTTCTATTCAAAATAAAGATTCTAAAATGAAAGATGCTGTTTTAGAAGAATATAGAAAGCAAGATGAAGATTTAAGAGCAGTATCTTATAAATTATTAGTAGAATCTTTTAATTCAAAATATAAAAATCTTACCGATGAACAAAAAGGATTATTAAGAGAATATATTAATAACATTAATAATACCGGTAAGTTAAATGAATATGTGAGTAATGAAATATCCAAATTAGTTGCTGATTTAAAAGAAGTTGGTTCTAAAATTTCGGATAAAGTTACAAAAATTAAATTAGCAGAAACAATTTCAAATATTAGAAAAGTTAAATCTGTTAAAAAAATAAAAGAACAACATTTATCAGCAATGATGATGACATACGAATTGTTAAAAGAATTAAAAGAATCGATAAAAAAATAAAAAATGACAAATTATAGAATTTTTAACGCAAAAGAATTTACAGCAGGACAATCAGGTTCTTTAGATAGAGCTTGGGGTGTTATGAGAGGTTCAGCGGTTTGTTCTGGCTCCGTATATG